TATACTTCTGCTATCTTATGGACAAGCTTTCCGTAAGTGAAATAAGGTTGAATCGGTCCTTCTGGAATCATTTTCAAATGGTAACGATATTTGTATTTTTGTTGGCATTCATTCCATGTTTGCTTGCGGGAAACAGACATATGTTCGCAAATTAAATTGTCTTGACTCATTACAACTCCGAAATAGTAAGTATATTATGAATTATATGCCGTTCTGATGCCAGAGAAAAATATGGGTATTTCTTTCGATAAATTCGTTAAATGGGCAATCTCCCGATTCGGAGAAGATAATGTCGTCTCAAAAGGCAAAGAAGTGCGTATAAATAGCATTTTTGCTCATGACGATAGCGCCCATCACCTTTGGTGTTCACCATCCGGCGGTAAGAAAAAACGCAAATTTGGCGTATATCACTGCTTCAAAACCGATCAAAAAGGCAGTCTCGTCAAATTAGTTCAAATAGTAGATAGTTGTGATCGAGAGGATGCTCTTTCGACCCTAGAAGGGCGAACTAGCATTCGTGAACTAGAAAGACAATTGGAGGAAATGTTTGCGGTTAAAGAAGAGGAAGAAGTACCGCAAATTAAAAATGTTTTAACTTTACCTATTGGGAGTGAACTCATATCTTCTCTTGGCACCAACAATTGGTGGTATAAAAAAGCTGAGGAATACCTATCTAATCGAAAAATCCCGATAGATGGCCTTTATATCTGCACAGAAGACAAATACAAATCAAGAATAATTATTCCATATTATGATCGTGTTGGCGGTTTGATTTATTGGAACGCTCGCCATATTGGTAAATCAAAATGTAAGTATTTAGGACCACCTAAAGAAATAGGCGTTGGCAAAGAAGATGTTGTTTATATGGCTGGAAATTGGCCCAAATCTGGCGAAACCGTTTATTTATGCGAAGGTGAGTTCAATGCAATGAGTTTGAAACTCTGTGAATTAAACGCCGCAGCCTGTGGTGGAAAGAATATGAGCGAAAAACAAGCTCTTATGTTAAGCAACTACAAAATTGTATTATGTTTGGATCGAGACAAAGCTGGCAAACAAGGCACATCCAAGATGACTTCTATGATTTCTGCTGTTGAAACGGTAAAGGGATCAGAAAAGCTTAATTATGTCATTCCGCCGCCAGGATTTAATGATTGGAATGAAATGTTGGTCAAAGAAGGCGATGTGCTACTCTACCACTACATCACTAAGAATCAGCGACCATTGGATTATTCCTGGCCTTTTGGAACTCATGCTGGATATGTCAATGATCTTTTGCGATGATACACTCTTATAGAACATGAAATCAGCCAAAAAACTTCATGATATGTTTGCAGGTAAAGTCTGCTCAATTCTTACTACCACAGTGGCAAAGACTAATTTTCAAGACCACCAATTTGCCGATTTTTTCAGTGTGATAATTGAATCTATTGACGAAGACGGCGTTTTTGGTAGACATCTTAAGACAAAATGTTTAAATTACTACAATTGGCAATATGTTGTTGGCATTATCGAAGAACAAACCATCGCAGAAGACGACCCCAAGTATAATGAAATAATGCAGGAAGTCAAAAAAGCCCCTAAAGAGGCTCAAAAAACCATTGTGCCTTTTGATCCAGGTTCTGCTTTTATTGATTTAGAAGCGATGACCATGTTGACCAAACAAGCTAAAGAATCCCAAGGGAAAATGTTGAGGAAACAATAATGCATAATAATATGGACTTAGTTAGAGTGACCGAAGCTGCTGCTATCGCTGCTTCTGCATGGATTGGAAGTGGCAATAAATTAGAAGCAGATAAAGCTGCGACTGATGCGATGCGAGATAGATTGGACAGACTGAATTTTGCAGGAACTGTTAAAATTGGTGAAGGCAAAAAAGATCAAAGTTATGGTTTGTTCAAAGGCGATCTTGTGGGTAGTGGGTGGGTAAAGCACTTGCCTATTGGCGACCTTTGTAGGGTTAGATTTCACCCAGATAATAATGCTGCTCAATGCGATATTGCTCTTGATCCAATAGATGGCACTACTCCAACAGTAACTTCAGGACCAGAAGCAATGAGCGTTATTGCTCTTGCTGAAAAAGATGCTATGTATGATACTGATGAACATTATATGCTCAAATTGGCAGTAAGTGGTCATGTCGCTCGTAAAACCAATCTTTACCTTAGTACGCCACTCCCTGTGCTTTGCAAACAAGTAGCAGATGTTCTGAATAAACCAGTTGATAAACTTATGGTTTGTATCTTGAATAGACCAAGACATGAAGAATATGTTAATCAAATGCGGTCCTTGGGCGTTCGTATCAAACTCATCCAAGATTGTGATATTTCAGGGGCTATTGCCGCAGCAGACAATGGGAGCATTGATATGCAATTTGGCATTGGTGGGGCACCTGAAGCCGTAGTAACTGCTGCTGCCGTTAAGTGCTTGAAAGGATTCTTCCTGGCTCAAATTTGGGATAAAGACAAAGGTTTGACCGGAGATGTTTTTAGTCACGACGATTTAGTAAAAAGCCACTGTTGTTTTGCTGCCACCGGCATTACCGATGGCAGCTTGTTAAAAGGAGTGAGTTGGAATTCTCGTGGGCCAACTACTCATAGTGTTTTTATGCGATCAGAGAGCAACACTGTTCGTTGGATTGAGACACGGCACGGTAACTAATCATCTTTGCTTAAGCAGTTCACGGTAGTATTCTAGAAAAATCTTCTTCAACTTCGCCAAGAATTATTTTGACTTTTTCTAAATCAGATTCATCCTTAGCATTTGCTAATTTGTTCAATAACTTTTCTTTATAATTTGCATCTGTCAATTCCGTTTCTATTCTGTTTTTGAGCTCATCTTTTTTAGCGTTGAACTCTTTTTCTTTCCTAGAAATTCTTGGCTTTCTGATTTTTGGAGCTTCTTTCTCAGCAGGAATGGCTTCCGCACCAGGAATATCGGATTTGTGCATAGGCTCACTGACACCTTCGCCACCTTGTTTTGGTTCTGGAATAGGCAAATCACTCTTAAAGAAAGTTTCTTTAGCCTTCTCTTGAGATGGCATGGGTTCCGGTGCTTTTACTTCAGGCGCAACGTCAGGTGTTTTTACTTCAGGTGGAACAGGTGCTTCAGGTGTAATTTCATTTGGTTTCATGCTATCAACTGGAGCATCTGAAGCAACTGGCTTGACGCCTCGCTTCTTTCTTAGTTCCTTAGTTAATTGCTCGGCTTTGGCCACATGAGCACGCAATTCGTCCTCTGATGCAATCGGATGTGCTTCGTCTTCCCAACGACCTGTCTTTTGTAGGAAGTCAAACCAGTGCGAACCAGTCTTTTTATTCGCACATCTCGTGCTTTGAGGAAGTTTCCCTTCTTTTTGAGCTGTTAAAATTTGCCTTCTTGGATCGCCAATACGCAAAATCCAAGGCATTCTTAAAATACCGTGGTCATTTAAACAACCATCAATTTTTGTGTTTTGTCCATGTGAAATACCGCCACCGTATTCATTCCATTTGCTCTTTTCATCTGGGCTCAATTCTTCCCATTTTTTACCCTGCGTTGGAGGAGTAGTGAACTCGGATTTCTTAGGAGCAGATGCTGAATCATCAGGAATTGGAGCCGCCGAAGGATTAAAAGCATTAGGCTTGGTAGGCTTTTTGGAATTAAAAACGCCCATAGATTCTGCTTCTTTTTCAGCTTTGTCTCGAATAGATTGCTTTGGGCTTAAGAGCGCTTTTTCCAATTCATTTGCCGCATTTTGATCCAATGTTCCATTACGACCCAACTGAATCACTAAGTCGGACAAAAGTTTGTGCCCAACAGATGGTTTGCTATCTGGTTCGTCTGAATTCACTGCATCTAAAGGAGCCGCAGCCATAGGAGTTGAAGCTTTTGTTGGCTCAACTGAAGATGGAGCCGCAGAATGCCTAGAAAGGGCATCCACGTCCATCCCATAAGGTTTTGGCAACTTAATGCCGGTGAAGATACTGAATAATCTTTTTTTTAATTCCTGAGCCTTTATGTCAATAAGGCGAGAAATACGAAGATTCTCTGTGCCTTTTAATGGGTCTACTAACTCATTAAGTTCTACTTCTAAAGAATCGCAGACTTCTTTTAGATATTTGTATTCATGCAAATTAAAAGGAATGGGATTAAACGATTCATGGGCAACCCCTAAATCATCGCCTAATTTGTTTTGCCAATAATAGGGGTTGTCTTGTCCACTTCTTCCATGCCATAGATTTGCCATCGTATTCTTAAACCTATCCCACAAACCCCTTTGTTTTGGAGTCCCGCTTGCTCCAATGCGACCCCCACCAGTTCCTGTATTGTTTACTGGAGAATCTGCATTGGCACCAAGAATCAGGGTTTTCTTCAGATCAATAGTCCAAGCATCTACAGCTTGATCTATTTGACGCTGAAGTTCGTCATTTGATTTGTCTGAAACGGCATCGGCTTCGGTATATTTGTTCCTATATTCTTTAAATCGCAGCATGTTTTCTCCTTGCCATATATATCCGAAATCAATTGTGTTCGCTGACGTATTCCCCGATCTTTTTAAGAGACATCAAACAAGAATCAAATCTGTGGTAGTCGCTAGAAATGTAATCCAAGGCTATTTCGTCAAATTTGTCCGAAATATCGTCATCTACTTCAAAATAAATAGCTTTGCCTTTTTTACCAATTACCTTGTATTTATGCATAAGGATATATGCGGCAGCACCCAAGTCTGTGACAAATCGATGATTTTTTGTCTCAAAACTGTATTCGCCTATCTTTTTCAAAGACATGATACAAGCATCAAACCTGTGAAATTCGCTCGATAAATAGTCAAGTGTTAATTGGTCGAATTTCTCGGCAGTATGATCGTTAGTCAATAGGAAAAATATATCTTTCCCACGACGACCTATTACTTTTATATCGTGCATAAGAATGTATGCAGCGGCCCCAAGGTCGCTTACGCTCTTCTGATTCTTTTTCATTTCATACCTTTCTGTTTAAGCCCTATGCCAAAATGACATAGGGCAATTTTTCTTGCTTAGAATACTTTCTTCAATTTGCCTGCAACAATTCTACCAACAATTTGTTCGGCCTTATGCACAGAAACCAAACCTCTTAGGCCATCGAAGGTTTTTTGAATTTGATTATAAGTGATCTTGGTTCGAGCTCCATCTACAACCAACGCATCATTGTCCCAAGTTAAATTAAGCTTAGGAGCAAACTTTTTAATGGCAAACAATAGTCCATCTGGTTCTATAACTGTCTTGTTGCCAAAGACTCTGTCAATAGCAGCCATGCAAGCTGTTGCGTCATTTATCAAAGGATTGCCGTTATCTCTGACTACGCCTTCATGAATATCAAATTTCTTTTTGGTATATCTTCGTGTGGCTTTTGTTTTAGTATCTTCCTCGACTCCTGCCATCTTGACTGCTTCTTTGAAACACTTCTCTTCAGCAGTTTCTTCAGTCTTTTCAGCGGAAATTTTGCGAACATCTGGTACATCGAGAGGTTGCACGTTCTTTTCAGCAGCCCACTTGCGAATATCAACAGAATCAAGAATTTTATCTTCTGCTAGGTTTTCTGTTGCTTCGTCAAATCCACCAACTGTTGTTTCATGCATTAAACCAACAGGTGCAGGTACGAAATATTTGTCATCGACCCAAATAGTTTCGCCCGAGTCATCAGAAGTTTTGATTAAAATTCCAAAACTATCTGTATATCCAATTCTCGCCGAGAGACACTTTCTTGATCCTAAAACACATTCCTTGGTTTCTAAAACGGGGTATTTGTTTCCCACAGTCAACTTTAGATTCTTGTTTTTAATTTCGAGTGCATCAAAAAAATCTGGAGCAAATTCCAATATGCGGCAATTCTTAGGCAATTCCTTGGTAGGAGTGTGAAAACGGTCTGCGTTTTCTGTTGTAATATCATTCATTGTTCTCATCCTTTATAAAAAATAATTATCTCGCTGCTTCGGCTGCAAGCAAACAGCCTCTAGCTACACTATACAATGGATCACTTGGCTTAATGATCTCCCCAATCTTGATCGGTAACTCGACCTGTTGGATTGTCTCCTTAAACATATCGGCAAAACCATTAGGAGACGAAGTCCCTCCTGCCAGCACCACATCAACAGGTGTATCGGTACGAACTGTTTTTGTGATGTCGCTAAATCCCTTTTTGATTCCTGACACAGCATGTTCTATCATAAGTCGATACTGTGTATGAATAGCTCGTTCTACTAAAGTAGAAGGAGCTTTCTTTAAGTCTATTTTTGATTTCTCTTTGTTGATGAAAGAAATAGTCTCGCCAGTAGCTTTTGCTGCCTGACGATCTATCCAGTCACCAGAATTGACAATAGAAAAAGCAAACACGGGATTGCCATACATAGCATAGCAAATGTTTACCATTCCACCGCCCCAACTTGCTCCAATACCAGTAAATGCCTTCTTTCCAAGTTCTGCATATACTAATGCCAATGCTTCATTGATTGGATGGGCATCTACTGTTAAGCCAGTTTCTGTCTTGAAGGCTTTGAAAATAGCTTCTAAAATTCTTTGGTGATAATCCGCATCTGTATCTTGGTTGATAGCATTGGCTGGTACGCAATAATACAATGTTTCGTTATCACTTTTAACACCGTCAATCAAACTATGAATCATGATCGACATGATTTGGAAAGCATCTTTTTCTTTTGGGTTTACACATCCATGAACCATTGGACGCCTTAATTCCATTTGGCTCATAGTGTACGTCATGTCTACAGCAGCTTCACCTAAAGCATAGGCTACCTTTTCACGTTCAATAAGGGGCACACCAGCCTTTTTCATCATGTTGAAAACGAATCTATTTTCCAACGGAAGTTCTAAAAAAGCATTAACTTCACGTTTGTAAACGAAGTTATTCTTTTCGTCTCTATGACAACTGACTAAATTATATGTGCCTGGATCAAAACCAACTGCCATAATTACTCCCGTTTTCCAAAATCGATTTTTGTTGAACCAAAATCAGGAATCGCCCATTCCGTGAATTTTTTCTCTTCTTCTTTTGGTTTTATCTCTTGTGCCGCCGCAGTAACTTGAAGCCCAGCAGAATTCAGATTGATGTTAAGTTCCAAGGTTATAGAAACCTGGACTTCCCCATCCTGAGTCATAATTTTTACTGTTCCAGGCTTAATTAGCTGCGGCATACCACTATTTACCTCTTCTCAACATATTTTTTCCAATTTACTTGTCAAAAGAAATGTATTCCACACGAGTGCTGCCATCACTCACAGGAATCCAAATGACTTCACACACCTTTTTGAATCTTTTGATTACATTAGTCATATCCAATGACTCTTTTATTCTATCCATGTGTGCTTCAGCTTTAAATGGTGGTAAATTCCCAAGATTTATGTAAAAAATCAGCAAGCCCTCAACGATTCTTTGATTTTCTACCGTATTGTTTTCCATTTTGTACCTTTCTTAATTGAGTGATATACGAGTTTTTCCAACGGACCATTTTTCAAACATGGTCCTGATTCCTGTCTGAATTTCTTCTTTGCTTAATTCCGTCAAACAAGGCTTTTGAGCTTTTTTGCACTTGGGACAATCGCCAAATTTAAAACAAGGACCACAATCCCAATTGCCGTTATCTCTGTGCTTTTGCACTAAGACAAAATCAAAATATTTGCCGTAAGCTTTACCATCAGCAAAAGTGAAAATTCCCACTAAAGGCTTTTTCAGACCACCTGCCATGTGAAATGCCGCAGTATCTACAGCAATGACATAGTCGGCCACTGCTATGTAGTGCATCCATTCCAATACATTTGCATCATAAATTCCTGGTATCCCTAATCTTTTTAATTCAGCTACCTCTCTATTGTGTAAACCAACCAAATTAAATTTTTGTGTAGCCTCAATCACAGCTTCAATTTGCTTGGGAAGCAAGGTCTTTACCGCCATTTTTGAAACCGGAGCAAACAATACAACGGGTTTATCCAATCCAAGTCTTTGTTTGCAAGTTTTCAATAATTCAGGATTTAATCTAAATTGCATATCGTGGCTGTTTAAAGTTACACCACAATATTTAGCCCAAATATCTGATCTGTGTTCGGGACAAGGTGCATTGTTGTTTTCATACCTATCCGCCACTGAAACACAAGTATTATAATATGCTAAATAATCTTCAATATTGACTTTTCTGGAATCGATCACTTCAGATAAACAAGGATGGTCTTTAGCTACATCCATATATTCGGGCAAACAGGCAAAAACTAGATCGGCATCAGGACATAAATTCTTGAAATCTTGGAACAACATCCTTTGCATAATGACATCACCCAATCCTCCTTTGTCATGCCAAATGAGAATTCGATTGCGTTTTTTATAAAAGTCTTTAATTCCCAAAGGTTTAGGTCTGGGAACTACCGGTTTCCGAAGTTCTCCCATAACCTATGAGAGTTGTAAAAACAAAAAACCCTCGGCAAAATAGCCGAGGGTCTATAAACTTGACTTTTTAATTAGCTATTGCAGCTGCTCTTAACAGAGGCAAGAACTTGAACGGCTGTGGTGCTACCACCGGAAACCGTGTTAGCAAATTCCAACTTGGTGATGCTGAGGTCGCCGTGGTTGAAGACCTGAGTTTCGCCAGCTCCGAGATCGAAGATAGCTGTTGCAACACCATTCAAACGAACCTTAACAGCGGTGCTGCCTTGGTTAGCAATTTGAACGAACACAGCAAAACCACCCGTGTCGGTAAGAATATCGACAACATTGTCGGTGTAGGTCGAACCGTTTGTGACGGAAAGATCGTAAACCGTTGGGTATGTGTTTTCTTCCGAAATGTCACTGTAAACAGAACCGTCGTCGGTTACAACTTGAATGAAAGCTTGGTCCAAAGGAACCTGTGGATAAGCAAATCTCTTCCAGTAGTTGCAATCGGTGAATTGATCGCCGTCCTTCATTTTACGCCAAGTGCGATTAGGACCAGCAACATATACTGTGCGTTGAATCGAAGGATTCATTTCAGCACCCAAGTTTCCATACAAAGCTGCCGAATAAGGCGTTGCTGTCGATGGGTCTAAATCCATATTGCCTTGGGCAATATTGTTCAAAGCTACTTTAAATACGCTCATGTATCTCCTAAGAGTGTATCAGAGTTTTAATGTTTTCCCTAATTCACTATTAGTTATGCATGAGCTCCAATATTTCTCCACCCAAAAACATACTTTTGAATATATTTTCACCAAATCCCGTCGGAATCAATGATGTATGTGCCCCAGATGCTGCTCCTAAATATAATTGTTCGTTTTCAACCCCAACAATCCAGCCTGCATCTTCAATAGAACCATTGATTTCTGGATGAAAACCTTTACTTTGAATATAAGTAATTGCGGATTTTATCTGATTGCCATTTAATGATCTAACCGGTATTATCCCATTGGTTAAGAGTACACATTTGCCATGAGGGGGATTCAATTTTTTAACAAACATTGGAATGCCAGATTCATTCATAAAATCTTCTATTGGATGAGATTTCATATCGCAAACCAATTCACGAACGTAACCAAATAAGTGTTTATTTTCTTTTAATTCGTCCTTTGTTATAATTCTGTCTTCATTTTTGAGTAAATATAATGAATCTTCCCTACAAGCCAAATGGACTTGAATGCCCGGAAAAGTAGATTCCATTATTGGTCTAAATAGTTTTAATTGAACTAGAAATTCTTTGTTATTGCCAAAATAAGCAATACAATATTTGTCTTTTACTCTAGCATATTGTGGTAAAGGTAATGGCATGAAAAACACTCAGGATGATGCCGCTGTCGGAGTAGATGCTTTTAGAGCTTTTGCTCTGCAATTCGGGGCAGACGATATTTACAATAGAATAATTGTAGAAGAAATTCTCAAAGTGCTTTTAGGCTTCAAAGAAGAAGAGGAGAAAGATGGCAATACAACTGACTGACTTATATCTCTATCTTGGTAGAAGAGACAAAAAAGGTGTGCGTATCCTAGCCAAATTAAGAAGTCGTCCGCAAATAGCTGTTCGCTTGGACAATTTGGAAGATTTGCAACTCCCAACTATCTGGGAAACTCAAATAGAACAGATTATCTATGATGCTAGAATGCTGTGGGAGCCTTGGATGGAATCCGCAAATACATTTGATGAGTTAAGATCAAATCTAAAGGTACGTGGATATACAAACATCCCTATCACGTCTCAACCTGAATTTCAATCAAATTCCACACAGGCTTTAACAATAAATCCGTCTTATATTCCAGTTAAGACGACGATGTTGAGAAAAGGTGGTTAATCTTTTTGAATGTGCATTCTGTGAATAATGAATGTTCCACTGGAAACTTCAATCATGAAGTTGTGTCCGTTGACTTCCGATATTTTCCCACCATTCCGTTTGAAATCTTTGGCAACTTCTTCAATGTCGCCTTCTTGAATTTCAATTCTGGAAAGTAGTTTTTTTACTGGAATTTTAGATTCAACTTGAAGACCGACCATATTTGGCTTAGACTTAGCGTCTTGCTGATCTTCCATCCATTTTTTGAAGTTGTTTACATCAAACATCCCAAATGGATTTCCATTACTCCGTTTATTCATTATTCCCCAACCCCAAAGAAAGATAAGATTTTCTCTTCTTCTATATATGAAGTATTCGTGTAGTTTGGTCCACTCGAACAATCACCAGTAATGACATTTTGATAAGATTGATTAGTTAACCAAAATAAGTTACCGTCAATTAAACCATGTGCTACTTCGTGTTGTGGGTACATCCACAATCCGTTTTCTAATTTAACAGCTCCAGGTCTTTCATCTTTAAAAGTATCATCACAACAAAGCAACAATAATTTTTCAGCTCCGAACCTGTAAGCCAATCCAATTGCTGCACAAATTGAATTTCTATAATCATCAACTTGCCATTGAACTTCTTTTGCACCAAGAGAAGTATAGCTTTGCTCATTAACGGGATAGTATCTCATTTTGGTCCCACGATAATTATTCAAAAAATCTTGATTAGTTCTCGGTGAAGCCACGCATTTAGGAAATACTTTCCCCCTCTTTGGCAAATACCTCATGCACTCTGCATAAGGGTTATTGACAACATAGTAGTTAATGCTTCTATTCACTAATTCCCACTTAGCAAGTGACCCATTTACCCCAATAATTGTTATATTTTTGGGCAACTTGTCAATTACTTTGTGTTTTTTACTGAAATCATACCCATCAGACACAATAACAACATCAGGATGATATAGTTTTTCCGAATCAATCCACTGATACCTTTTTTGTCCATTTTGTATTTCGTTTTGAAGAAATTTAAAATGATCTTTGGTTTCAATAGTATCATTGATGTCAACAAAAGGTACATTGCTCAATGCAAAATTACGAACCCATTTGTTTTGCTTGGTCAGCAAATACTGATTGCCATTACTATGTTTTTTAATTCTCATTTTAACTCTTGCAAGGTACTAAGGCGAAACATTGTGCATTTTCACCCTCGCCAGTCAATCGACTTACATCTAAGTTTACTTTCACTTCAATCGGAGCACCCTTGTACACCAATTCAATTTCTGGTTTTTCTGGCAACACCAGCTTGATTTCGGAAGGTCCAACCAACTCGATGGCAGAAGGAATACCAACCACCTGAATTTTGTCAGGAATTCCAGTTGCATCAATTTTTATAGTTGGGAAAACACTTGGTACTTCCAATTTGATAGAACTAGGCAAACTAC